GATAGCACCAGATAGGTATGTACATATTAAAGATGTGGTTTTACTGTTTGATAAAGCTGTAAAACAGAATAAGATTAAAGGACAAGAATCAGATATAGCCCAGTATTCTTTAGAACAAGCTGATGAGCTTGTACAGGGAAAAACAAAAGAAGTTACTAAGACACAGAAGAAGAAACAAGAAAAAGGACAATCTACAAAGATAAAAGAAACGGATGATTATTTAATTGTAGTTCCTGAAAGTTATGGGGCTTCCTGTTTTTATGGGGCTAATACAAAATGGTGTATTTCAGGTAAAACTTCTACTTTTTGGAAGAGATACTGGGAGGAAAATATAAGAATTTATATGATATTGGATAAGAAAAAGAATAAAAAATATGCCGTAGCTGTTGATTCTACAGGAGGAAAAGAAATTTTTGATGAGGAGGATGAATCAATTTCGATGGAGGAATTAGAAAAGAGAATGGGGGTTCAAGAAAAAGATTTTAGAGATATTTTTCAGCCAAATTCTGCGAAAGATTTAATTAAGCGGGTTATTCCTAGTCTTAAACAAGTAGCTACCCAGGATGCTGCGGGTTTTTGGAATAGTGAGGGGGATGTGGATTTGCATGGTAGAGGGCTAATTGAATTGCCTAATTTAGGCATTGTTAAAGGTTTTCTTGATGTTAGTGGTAACAAACTTACTACATTAGAAGGTGCTCCACAAAAAGTGGGTAGGCATTTTAATTGCAACGATAATCGACTTACTTCTTTAGAAGGTGCTCCACAAGAAGTAGGAGGAGGTTTTTATTGTGAAGATAATCAACTTACTTCTTTAAAAGGTTCTCCACAAGAAGTTGGTGGATGTATGGATGCGGGAAACAACCAACTTATTACATTAGAAGGTGCTCCACAAAAAGTGGGTGGGTATTTTAGTTGCAACGATAATCAACTTACTTCTTTAGAAGGTGCTCCACAAGAAGTAGGAGGAGGTTTTTATTGTGGAAGTAATCAGCTTACTACATTAGAAGGAGCCCCGCAAAAAGTAGGAAAAGATTTTTATTGCGGTGATAACCGACTCACTTCATTAGAAGGTACTCCGAAGGAGGTAGGAGGACATTTTAATTGCAACGATAATCAACTTACCTCCCTAGAAGGTGCTCCACAGAAATTAGGGGGGGATCTGCATTGTGCCGGAAATTTAAAATCTGTATCCGAACTAAGGAAAACCGTTGATCGACCATATGATATTGTATAGGATGAGTAGGAATGTATTTCAATCTTTGTGATAAGTTAATATCTCTTGATGGGATAGACAGTTCACTTGCAGAAGCTCTATCTGCTGAGGAGATGGAGCGGATGCGAGATCAACTCGCTACTCCAAATATTTGTCCAATGGATTTTGATGTAACTATTTTGGGATGGCTGGAGAGGATTCAATTATGGGGTAAGATTACCTATTACCATAAAGATCCGGAAAATTTCAGGGGAAAGAAAAAGGTATCTAAGAATCAATTTGTCGCTCGTGTGGGCGATGAATCTTTGCATAAGCAAATGGGAAAGTGGAGTATTAAGAAAAATAAACTCACAAGGTGCACCTTACGAAGAGATTATTTGGGGCCGGATGGCCGCCATTATGTAGAAGAGTTTATTGTAGATGTGAAATTACGTAAAGAGTTACGGTAATAGTTTAGAGAGGAAATAAGATGTCCATATTTCAAAGTCCCGGGGTTTATGTCCAGGAAAAAGACATAAGTGATATTGTTCAGAGAGTAGCAAGTGCTCCAGCCGCTTTGGTGGGTTACTCAGCAAAAGGGGATACCAGTAATATTCTATTGATGACGAGTGATCAGCAGTTTATTGATGAGTATGGTGAGCCCGATCCTTCCACTGGTCATTATTTTCATTATGCAGCTCTAGCGTATCTTAAGAAAGGCAATAGCCTTTATACTCTTAGGGTTGAGAATGGAGCACTTTGGGGAGGTGTTAATATTATGGCCACAACTTCTTCAGAAGTGAATGCAGGTTTTGCTACGGGTCATTCCTCTTCTGCTTTCTCAGAACCTTCCGGGTTATCTGGAGATGTTGTGTTTCAGATTTTAGGTAAAGATCCTGGAGCGTGGAATAATAGAGTGGGCATCAAGATTGAGGATGTTAAGACCGGTACTGATCCTGTTGCAGTGAATCAGTATACTTTTAGTATAGTGGTTTATTGGCAAGATGATGATGGTAATTGGGCTCAAGTTGAGAGTTGGACGGTTTCACGAAAGAGGAAGGTTGATGGCTACGGAAAGCAAATGAATCTTGAAGATCGAATCAACGGAATTAGCAGGTATATTTATGTGGTAGACAGCGAACTAGCTGATACAGTTTTACCTAAGGAACAAACTACTCGACTTGATCTTTTAGGTGGTTCTGTTGGAAGTGATATTTCTGCTTCAGATTTAGTTTCAGGTTGGGAAGATTTTTCTAATCCGGACGCAGTGGATGTCCGTTTGCTTATTAATGGGGGTGAAACAGATGTTGCTGTTCAAACAGCTATGCGGGACGTAGCGGAAGACAGAATGGATTGCATAGCTCTTTTAGATATGCCGTATGCAAGCACATCTTCAGCTTTAAGTATGGTGACATTCAGAACAGTTGCTCAGAACTTTAATACTAGTTTTGCTGCTTTGTATTCATTATGGCCTAAGATACACGATTCATATAATGATATTCTTATTCAGGTTCCCCCATCGGGATATGCGGCTGCTCAGTGTGCTTATAATGATCAAGTTGCAAATGTTTGGAATGCTCCTGCAGGACCGAATCGAGGTATTATTGATGATGCTATTTCAGTAACATTATCTACAGGTGCCATACTTAGTGAGGGGGATAGGGATTTACTTAATTCTAATCAGATAAATGCCATTCAAACTTTTAGGGGAGAGGGGCACATGATATATGGCCAACGCACGCTTCAAAGTAAGCTTTCGGCATTGAGTTTTGTAAACGTGCGTAGGTTGCTTATTGTTATTGAGAAATCAATGGCGGTCTCCTTGCGTAGTTTTGTATTTGAGCCTAATAATGATTTGACTAGATTTAGAGTTGAGGCGTTGTTAGTTGAATATTTAGATCAGTTATCTGCACAAGGTGCTTTCCAAACTGAAGGAGGAGACAGAGGGTATCATGTGGTTTGTGATACCTCTAATAATACTCCTGCTTCCATTGATTCTGGTGAGCTTAGAGTGGATGTGTTTGTTAAGCCGTCAAGAGCTGTGGAATTTATCCGTTTGCAGACCATCATAACAAGTTCAGGAGCATCTTTTGAAGAGCTGCAAGCTCGCGGTGGTTTACTGTAAATAGGACCTATATAGGTGAAAGGAAATAACAATGTCCGGAATGTCGTCTGAAAATTTGAAACACGATTTAAGCAATCCAGCAAAAGTGTATTTGTGGGATGTGGCTTTTGCCAATCTTATTGGTGGAGGTAATAGGGACCATCTGGAGGTTCGAGCACAAAGTGCAGCTATTCCAGGTAGGAGTTTTGGTGAGATCCTGGTTCCCTATTTAGGTACGCCAGGGATTAAATTCCCGGGCAAGTTGACTATGACGCATATTTGGCCAGCTGTTTTTATTGAAGGGAATGATCGGGAGGTTTGGGATGCCATATACGCTTGGTCTCAGGCTATTCAAGGTGTTCGATCAGGTTTGGGCGGTCCAGATTCTCTAATTAAGGCGGATGTGTATCTTCGTTTAAAAGATCAGCAAGGTAATGTGACAAATAAGATACGATTAGCTGGGTGTTACCCGCAAGCTGTAGATGAAGTTCCCGTAGCATATGAGGACGAGGCATCTATTTTTTACAATGTGTCTTTCTCATATGATTATTGGGAGGATGATAACTAGTGCAAAAAATAGGTTTTAATATTTCTGGTTTTGGTCAGTCTATTCGATCTAAGCTTTGGCATCTTCAAAGAACTTTTAATTGGAAACTGATGATGCCTTCTGATTTCGGGGGGGTGATCGGCTATCTTGTTTCTGACTTTTGCCAAGATGTGCAAATAGGTAACTATAACATAAGTGAGTTATCGGCAATGCGGTATGGGGCTTTCCAAAGGTTTTACGCTGGTTTACAGAGCATTGAAACAGTAGACTTAGTATTTATAGTGCCTTCGGATAACTCTGTGCTGGATTATTTCTATGCTTGGTATAATAAGATGGTGGATGAAAAAGGTTATTATCATCCTAAGATCAATTACCGCAGAGATATCTACTTGATCTTTTATGATAGATCAGGGGTGGAATCAACAAGGTTTAAGTTGACCGGAACCTTTCCTATTGTTCATCCTAGATTTCATCCATCATATGAAACAGATGATGTTCTTAGAACTACTATAACGTTAAGTGTAGATAGTGTTGAGCCATCCAGTCTTATAGGTTCGATTAGAAAAGGAGTTACGAATCTTGTGTCACCTGTGACAAGTAAGATTACTGAATTTTTTAGTTAGTGATAATTTTAAAAATGAATAGGAGAAGAAATGAACGAGTTCCTTCCAATAAATCTACCTTCTAGATGCAAACTGTATGAAGGAGTGGAACCTGGTGGGGTTTCCATTCGTGCATACCAAGGCCAAGATGAAATCCTTTTGGCCCAAATTAATCCCGTTAATCTTGAGAGAAACTATCTTGCCATTCTGCGTGGACTGATTCGGGGGGTCAGGCCGGAGCTTCTGACTTTAGGTGATCGCCTGCATATTATTATTTGGGAGTGCATCAATTCTTATACGGATATTATCAAGCTTCAAACCATTTGTCCTTCCTGTGTAAAAGAGGTGGAAATTTCCGTCGATTTAAAAGAATTGGATACGCAATATTTACAGGAAGATTTTGAGCAGCCTTACGAAGTGGAGCTTCCAGTAAGTGGGGAGAAGGTGGCTTTGCGGTTATTAACTGTTGCCGACGATGTGGAATTTGAAAAATATAATCAAACCCACGATGACGGGATGCTGTATAGATATGCTCGAACTATTGTTACTGAGCAAAATATTCTTCAGGTATTGGAACGAATGAAACATATGGCGGCTAAGGATATTCTTCGGATAATGGCATTTCATGATAAGTTTTATCATGGACCAATAATGGAAGCCTCTTTTGTTTGTCCGAAATGCGGAGTGGAGGGCCGCACTGATGTCCCCTTTCAATATGACTTCCTTTTTCCGGATGGCTCGTCCATTGAAGAGTCTTATGGAAAGGGAATTTAATTTAGCATATCACATGCACTTTCCCATTATGGATCAAAGAAAAACGGATTCATATTTGTTGGAATGGCATTATTCTAGACTAGCTGAACAAATTCGTGAAGAAGAGGGCTAAAAATGGCGATTAGGCAATCGTGGAGGTATGAAAAAGATTTCTTTGGTAAGCGGCATAGAAAGTATTTTTTAGAAAATATTTACGGTGCTGATATTGCTGATATGAAAACTTTTCGTGCTCTTAAGACAAAGTTGGACAAGGACTATTTATTGTTCTTTGAGGGGTTGGATAGGTCTTATCAGCGTGGTGAGTTTAAGAAATTAGCTAAGGAATCTATAGCTATTGTCCACGCCACTACTGCTCTTTTAGATCATATGATTGATACAGGTTCAATTACTGATGAATCTGTTGGTGCGGTAGCAACTAATATAGGAAATTTAAATGCTAGTAGGGATTTCTTTGTTGGTAAGTCAGAGGAAGTAAAAGCTCTTAAGGGCCGAATGGAGCAGGTTGAAGCAGAAACCGGAGTTAGTCCAGCGGCTCTTAGTGTGTCTGAGGAGGTTGTAACTACTGGAGCTAAGCGAGAAAAGAAAAAACTTAAAGAAGGTGTGGTGCCTTTTTTAGGCAGAACACTTCCGCGAACTGTTTCTTTAGGTAAGGAGTTAGCTACTAGTGTCGCGGCAGCTTTGGGTCCAGTATATCCATTAGCCCAGATGGCTGGTGGGGCAGCCGCAGATATTTTTAGTTTAGGTAGGGGAATATCTCAAAAGTTGGGGGAACGCAAAGAGCAAAAAATGGCTACTTCTCTGCAGCCATTAGCTCATGGCCTTCCCGCTTCCGCACTTCAGGGTTTGGGCCAGGCTCGTGGTATGGGCCCTATACTTCCTAGAGTAGTAGAACAGCGAAAAAAGACAGGGCAGGCCACGCTTATGGAGTTCTTTAATAAGGGGGCTTTTCGAGCTAAGTGGACAAAAGAGCTTCTTAAGAATATGAAGAAGACAGGTTCAGGTAAAGGTTTTGGTTTGGGCGGCTTAGCTAGTAAGTTTATGGGGTTGGGAGCCGCCTTACTTCCTTTACTGGGTACGACGGGTCTGATCGCGGGTCTTGGTTTAGTTTCTGTTGGAGCTACCGATCGGTTGTCTAAATTAGGTAGTAAATTATCGGAGTTGGGGGAAGTAACTGCTAATGTACGTTTGGGAGAAAAATTACGAGATGCTTTAAAACGTGGGGATGAAAAAGCTCGAAAGGAAGCCGTAGAAGCGATAAAACAAAGTGAGCTTATTCGAGTTCGTGAGGAGAACCAAAAGATTGGTATATATCAAGATTGGAAAGCTGGGGTGGGTTCTTTATTTGGCGGTCGTGATCGGAAAAAAGCTATTATTCTTCCTCTTTCTGGTGAGGTGACTAAGATAGAGCAGGGACGAAGAGATCGGAATCGTGAATTATCTACATCTCCCACCTCTCCTGGATCTCCTAGAGGTGAGGATATAGTAGGGCAAATTAATAAGTTGTCTTCTGCTATAGATGCTTTAACTAAGAAGTTAGGAAAAGATGGTCAAGTTCAAGCTACGATTAAGGAACGTAGTATAGGTGATCCGTTTGATTCATCAGATGTTTTGCTTAATAAGTATGTGGAAGCAGATTTGTCATTGGAATAGTATTAAAATAGTGATATAATTGGAAAATTGGATTAAGAACAATTTGAATACCGAAGTTCTTTCTTGGGTTAAAGATGAAGTAGGGGGAAGAAATGAATAGAAGAGATTTAATTAAGGGAGCAGCAGTTTCTTCCTTGTTTTTATCGGATGTTTCTTTGGGTAAGTCTAAGAAATTTCAAAAGAAAATGACAGTAGCAGAACTTAAAGCTCTTCCTGTGTGGGATGAGAAGAAGATTCTTTTTGATGAAAAAGCTCTTGAGAAGGAGTATCTTTTTACTTTTGGTTATCCTAAGGATCGTTGTGTGGATACACTGATTGAGATTGGGCAAGGGTTAGCTATGATATACTCTCCCTCTCTTATAGAGGGGGTATTTTTTGAGCTGAAGTTTGTCAAGATCGTAGAGAAGTAGGATCAATTAGATGAAATGATGTAGATTTTTGGTATAAATTTAGAATTAAATTAGAGGCAGTATAAAATGCCAAATTTAGGAGTACCTTCAAATAGATCGCTCGAAATTAAAAGTTCAGCTGCAGATCCTGGATCATTACGAACGGTTAAAGATAATACTACAGGGGCAGATTCTGGTGCTCGTTCTCGTACGAAAAGAATGCCTAGAAGACTTTCTGTAGGATTCAAGAAATATGGGTATATAACTCCCGATGGGAAACCGATTCCTGAAGAGTATCTTGTTAGGATAACTAGCTATAAGCACAACGCTACAGTTATTGCCCCCCTACAGGAGGATATCAATCTTAGAGTAGAATCAAGGTGGGAGTCTTTTATTCCTACATCTTTGTTAGCTAGAGCAAATATTCTAACTCAGGCAGTAACAGCAAGTGAGCGTTCATTTATTACTCAGGCTACAAGCAGAAGAATATGGATGGGAACTTCACCTATGGTTATAGCATTGCGGCTGCGGTTTGAGGCTGTTTCAGATCCCTTTGCTGAGGTGGTTGAGCCAAGTAGGTTATTGCAGTCTATGGCTATTCCATCTGATCCTTCAACAAATTTTTCGAAGTTGGGTGAGGTGGGCAAAAGCCTGCAGGCAGGTAACTATTGGGATGTGATAAGTAAGCTCCCAGGATTGAAACCTCCTGGGCCTACTCCTTTCTCGTGGGATAATCTTTTATCTGGGCAAAAATCATATCCTTCAATGTCTCAAAGTGATGTTGAGTCTAGTTTGCGTGGCGGCGATTTTATTATGATTGAAGTGGGTAGATTCTTAACTTTTTGGAATGTGATTGTTCGTGAGAATACTGTAAACTATAAAGGTAAATTTGATCCTAATGGCGATCCCATATCTTCAGAATGTGAAGTTGTATTTGAAACATATGAGATGCCCACAGTTGAGGGTTTGCGTCGATCTTATACAAAAGTTAGTGCTACAGAAGGTAGTTCATAATGAAAAGAACCAGATTTTATAAAAAGGTAACTGTTGACGGTGTGGATGAATTAGATTTTCTGTACAATAATTTATCAGATTTTACGTTTCAGTATGAGCCAGAGTATTATCGGATAACTGATTCTGATGTGCCAGATCCGCCTTTGATTAGTTATAAAGCGTACGGTTCTGTTGAGTTCTGGTGGATTATTCTTTTGGTTAACGAAATAGAGGATCCATTTAATGAACTTATTCCTGGAACTATTTTAACTATTCCGCACAAGTTGGATATTTATAATTTTCAGAAGAAGTTTAAGATAAGAAGATAGTATGGAATTATTGGGTAATTACACTTTAGATGTTGGGGTAGGTGGAAATGTCATTCCTGTGTCCTCGAAAATGATACAGGAGTTGACTATTACTCTGGACATTGATAGATTGGTTCCCACGTTTAATTTCCGCATCTCAGATGCTACTGGTCTTCTTGGTGAGGTTGTTCCGTTTGATAAGGAAAGTAATCAGATCTCATTGCGGTTTTCTCGTAAGCAAACTTCAGATAGCTTAAATGAATTCAACTTTTTGGTTAAGCGTCGGCGACCATTGGGCGATAAGTCCTATGCAGTAGAGGGCGTATTAGATGTTCCTAATTTGTTCACACCTAAAATAGGCAGAACTTTAACAGGTAATATTAAAGATAATTTGAAAGCTATTGCTTTAGATGAGTTGGGCGTTGACGAAATAGAAATAGGCGAGTCTCTAAATTATAGCAAAACTATTTTGCAGCCAGATTGGACAAACGGATTTTTGTTAAGGTACCTATGCGAAAGATTATCTGGAGCAGGCAATGCCGGTTGCTTTTTCTGTTTTATAAAGAACGTAGAGGGTTCTAAAGTATTGGTTTTCAAAAGTATTGATGAACTATACTTGGCAGATGTGGGGCCCAATAAATATATCGTAGGTGCTCAGCCGTACGAAGATTTTATGCCAGTATCTGAGTTTAGGATTTTTGATAACTCTGGGTTATTAACCAGTCTTTTGGGAAAACAGGAAACATATAATTACTTTAATTATGAAACGGGTGAATACACAAGTGGATCAACTGCAATAGAAGATTGCCCATCTTTATCTGAATATTATCTTATAGATAAGGATAGCGATGTAGCAATAGAGTCCATCCGTTCTATGGGAAGTAGTAATGAGTTTACTTCCGATTTTCAAGGGGAATCGCGAAATAGATATTATAAACATGTGACAGGTTTTATTCATATGTGGATTTCTTCCTGGGGCACGGAAAATATATCTCCAGGAGATATTGTTCACCTTCATTTTGCTGATGCCTTTAGTCAGGGCAATTTATCAGTTTATCAGCATTCGGGTTTATGGATGGTTAAGCGAGTGGTACATGTTTTGACAAATTCTTATATGACGAATTTATTACTCACTAGATGTGGGATAGATACGGATATGAATACAACTTTACTTCCAGCATTGCAGGCGAGAAGATTATGAGTAAATTTCGTAGTGATCCATTGTTAGATTTGCACGGATTCTACAGGGGCATTGTTAAGGATACAGCGGATTCGTGCCAATTTGGTCGGATACGGGTAAATGTTTTCGGTGTTTTCGATAATATAGATACTGAGCACTTACCTTGGGCAAAGCCAGCTACTGCATTGTTTCGGGGAGCGGGTTCTGATTTTGGTCATTTTGCTGTTCCTGAAGTTGGTTCATATGTTTGGTGCTTTTTTGAAGCTGGAGATATTTATCAACCAGTATATTTTGCTGCTGCTCCTGATGGAGTTCATGGTTTGCCTTCAGAGCGTACTACCAATTATCCGAATAGGGCAATATGGAAAACTAAAGAAGGAATAATGATTTACATTGATGATACATCTAAAGAGATAAATGTGGAGCATCCTTCCGGTTCTTATATCAAGATAGATACCTTGGGTAATATTGTAATTCAAGGAAAAACCGTTCAGATTAATCCTTAATTGGGAGAAGAGAAAATGAAAGCAGATTTTACAAAAGTGCAGTTAGTAGACATTGAAGGTAAAGAAGTACAATCTCATGAATTGCATAAAGCTATTGCGGACATTTTATGGAAAAAAGCTAAAAATTTAGATTTAGTTGATATAGCTATGCAAATGAATAGAGGGGAAGAAGTTGAGTTAACTGATTCATTGAAGGGGGAAATAATTCAAATGATGAAGGATCCTAATTGTGGTTTGGCAGCTTTTGCTAGGAAAGCTGTTATTGATTATTTAACATCCCTTGATTGATAAGAAAGATTATGGTGATGCATTTAAGAAAAAACTTTGCTCGAGGAATTTTGTCTGCGGACATAAATGATTCTGCTACTCAAGTAGTATTGAATCCAGGGCATTCTTTGCCTACAGATGCTGGAACTTTTCCATTAGTAATTTGGGATCAATCAACTTATCCAGATCCTGCTGATGATATTAATTTGGAAGTTGTTTTGGCGTCTTATGCTGGGGTAGCAAATACATTTAATATTGTTCGAGCACAAGAGGATACATCTGCAGTTGCTCATAGTTCTGGAGATCGAATAGCTCTTCATTATACTGCAGGTATGTCCTTAAATGATTTACTTAATGTAGACCACGGTTCTACATTAGGGTTGGATCATGATGATCATACTCAATATCATACTGATGGTAGGGCAGCAATTTGGTTAGCAGCAAATCATGAAACTACATATACGCATGCTGATATTGCCTTGAATACTGCTCATAGAAATTCGGATGGAAGTGACCATAGTATAGTTGGCGATAACACCATTGCCATTGCTTTGAATACTGCCCATAGAAGTTCTTCAGGTGTGGATCATTCTTATATAAATCAGGATGTGTCCACTGTAGGAAGTCCTTCATTTGTTGCTGTTTCTTTAGGTGTCGGGGAATTGACGGCAGGATCCATCAACAGATCCTCTGGTACGCTTACTTTAGAAGTGGGTGGGATAGCTGAATTGTCAATAACTTCCACTGGGGCTTATATTCAAGACGCTAGTTATATTGGTTGCGTGACCCATCCAAATTTGATTCAATTGAATGCTGGTGGAAATGGTCAAGTTAGCATAACTGGGGGCGGGGAACTTAAAGTTACCGGACCTATAACTGCTTCTAATTATACAGCAGCCAATCTTCTTACTGCATGTGCTACTAATGCTGGTGCTTTAGATTTTAGTGGAGTATCTAAGACATTAACGGTTGAAGATAATGCTATAGTAAGTCAAGATTACTCTTCTGATGCTTCCCCTATTTTTGCTAATCAGACTTTAACTAATTTGTTGTTGGATAGTCCGACGTATCCTACTATACTGGATTTCATAAATACGACCGTATCTGTTGGGTGGACCAGTGGCGGGGTTGTAACCGACAATGAGAATGGTACGGTGGCTGTTGCAGCCGGAACAGGCTATATTAAGAAAACAGATAGTTCCATCGGAGAATTGGTTGCCTTTGACTGGTCCGAAGATTCGTCTGTTGCCTTGACGAACAATACCACAAACTTTGTCTTAATCCAGTATAATGGTGGTAGTCCGATAGTTTCCAGCACAGATGATTTTAATGCAATAAATTTTCACACTGAATTTGTTATTGCGTTTGTGTATCGGGAGGATAATAATGTAAAAATTCTTCAGGCAGGGAATCGGTTGCCTGATGCACAGACAAGATTTTGTATCCATAAGTTTTTGAGAGGCATCGAGTGGATTTCTGGCGGTATTATTGCAGAGAAGGCGACCCGCCATCTCACGGCCACTGAAGGCATCTTTTTCCTTGGTGACACTAAGATAACCACCGACGCCATCGATAGTTCAGTGGATGATTTCGAGCATTATTATTATCAAGATGGTGGTGGAGGTTGGTCTGAAACGGTTTCCACCGGACAGATAGACAACACATACTATGACGACGGCTCTGGCACTCTAGCAGAGCTAACGCCAAATAGGTACGGGGTACATTGGGTCTATATCTGTGTAGAAGGCAAATTAAGTATTTTATTTGGCAGGGATAATTATTCCTTGAACAATGCCCTTTTGGCACAACCGCCGGGTTCAATTCCAGATTATTTGGAAAAATTTGCAACACTTGCTGGCAGAGTTATTATCAAAAAGAGTGCAAGCACTTTTGCCGAGGTCGTGAGTGCATACAATTCTGTTTTCGTTCCAGCTGCAATCTTTGATCATAACGATTTATCTGGATTACAAGGGGGCGCTGGTGGAGAGTATTACCATTTGACCAGTGCAGAGTACGGTTTGATCTCCGGTATTGGGGGGTTAACCCCTACAGATGGTAATTTTATCGTAGGAGATGGTGCTGCTTGGGTTGTAGAATCAGGGAACACTGTCCGAACTTCTTTGGGGCTTGGCACTGCGGATAGCTCTACTTTTGCGGGTCTTGATCTCACAGGAATTACGGATGGCAACATTCCTTATATGTCTGCTTCTGGGTTTGCTGATAGCCCCACATACTATAGCGGGGATACGATCTATTCAGAGAAAGCCACCGCAGCAAACTCTTATTTTTCTATGCAAGT